TACCTATTCCACCTACACCCCACCTGAATACAACTCTAGGATCTTCTTCATACAGTTCAAACTCAGGTGTATTTTCATTGTGTCTATCTCCACCATTAGCAAAGATGACCTTATCATATATCTCTAGACACTGTTCTATTGCTTCATTGGCACTACCGTCACTATCAGTAAACTCAAGAACATTATCAACCATCCTCAATGCTCTAACAACTGACAATCTGTCACCAAAAGACATAAATGGTTTACCCTTTTTTTCTTTCAACCAGTGATCAGAGTTCAAACCAACTGCTAATGCACTCAGTGGTGCTATCTGTTTTGCTGAATTAAGTAAAGATATATGGCCACTATGAATAGGATCGAATCCTCCAGTGACCAAGACTACAGAAGAAGTCATTATTTAAAATTTGAATCAGGTTCCAATGCAATATAATAAGTTAAATTATAATTCTCATTAACAAACCTAGAAAGCAACTTCTGAGAAATTACAACGCTATATGTACCAGGAAGAATCTTAATATTCTCGACTTTAAAATTAAGAGAAAATTCATCTTCTGTTTCCCCAACTACGATAGCAAATTCATTAGAAGTATCATTTTTCTTATCACGAACTACTAATTTAACTGCACCTGCTTCACCAACACAACATAGATCAGGTAACTGATATACTGCTGATGCTTTAAGTAAAGATACTAATTGATTATTATCAAGAGTAAAAGAAACATCCTCACTTGGCAATTCAATAGATTTCTCTGGTGGGGCAATAATAACACTAGGATCAGCAAAGAAATACTTTGTCCTATGGTTCTTACCACCACGAATGGTGATATGAGATTCATTCTGGAAATCTAATTCATGATCATCATAAAGAGATATACCATTAAGAAATTGAACTAAATCATAGATAGCAAAATCTCTTGGAACCTCTTCCTCAATAGTTGCTTCTGCAAGAATATTCTTCATCACAGACATAGTACGAAGACTACTTCCTTCTTTAAAAAGAATAGACTGATTTATAGATGCAAAGTTCTTTAATAGATTAATAGTTTTTTCAGATAGTTTCATAGTATGGGGTCGAAGTTTCATGATTAAGGCATTGTGTGGTCTATATTCCCACTGGTCATTGATGGCTTACCATAATGCTCATCGAAATGTAATAGTAGCATAGCATAATGAATCACTTTTAGCAAGTCCTTTTTATTTCTACCATCTTTACTTCCATACCTACTACCATACTTTAGAATATTGGCCTGACAGAAACCAGAAGCAACATCTCGTGCTGCCATCAGATCAAGGGTTTGAACATTTCTATACTCATGTGTATTGCCAGTATAGTGTCCTCTATAAGTTCCTGATACATAGGACTCAATATCCTTAAGTATCTCCTCTTCATGGTATTTAAAATAATGTGCTGCCATAGTCTCCGTTTCTTGTTGAACCTCGTTATTTAGTGTTTTAGGAATAAATGGTGGGGGTGGTGTATACTCCGCAGCAATAAAATGATGACTTGCTTGATCATCATTATCTGATAAGTAAGATTGTGGATAAGGAGTTCCATTAACCACTGCTTCTCCCATCATATAATCAAAAGCATCTGTGAATGGATTCTTTGCATCAGGATCATTACGTTTGTAATCGTACCATGATGTAGAATGCTCTATATCATCAGAAACATTATAAACGTCAGTATTTCCAACTCCTGTAATGATGTCTATGTTGCCAGTTTTTTCAGTCATAATGGGATAATCTTTATCAAATGTTCCATTTAATATGGATGCTGCAAGACTCCATGCGTTAACCATATTCAAATAAGAAATCGTTTACAAGACTCTCTGCTTTTTCTTTACCAAACTTACTTTTAAGATATCCACTTACTGGATCTAGTCTGGTCATGTAAGCATCGAAGTCTTTATATACACTGGTATCGGTTCCAGTGGGTTTCTCTAATTCTACCATATCTTTGTACTTAGTCAAGTACTTAATAAACATATCGAGATGTTCATCAACATCATTAGGTTTACAGTACCTTACAAATATATTATCAGAGAAATGATTACCCTTTTCAAAGAAACGATATTCTTCTGTACATACTGGTAATCCCTCTACACGATATGGATATTTCTCTTTAGGGTGTTGAAAATCAAAAACAACAATGACCTTCTTGTCACTAAAGGACATTAGATCCATACCAAAACAAGGAAGGTTACTTCCTGTCTTGGGATATGCTATACAATTAAAAATATCAACATTCTTACCATCTGCTATATCCACCTGTCTTGATTTAAGGAAGTATGGATGTGAATGAGTGATAGCATTGAGATAGGTTCCTTTACCTTCCCAACCTGCCCACAAATCTTCTATCTTCATAGGTAGAATTGATCTGTAGGCACTTATATAATTCTGCCAGATGGTCATTAACCTTCCTCTCTGGTTAGTTCAAAATCAGCATCTACTTTATCATACAATTCAAGGAATGCTTGTTTTGTTTCATCATCAAAACGATTAACACAAACCGAGATTGCTTTTGCTTTGTCATTGAAGATGCTATAAGCACGTAGAATGTGGATCAGTCTACGAGTACTGATGATCTCCTCAATACCACCATCATAGAATGTTTTACGAATAATGTCACCCCAATCAACCAATCTCTTACAGAAATCTATATCTGTAACTCCAAGAGTAGAAGCAACCCTACCTAGAATCTTATTTTCTACAGAGGGTGAGGGATAGTCTTGCTCAAATGTTACTGGGAATCTTTCGAGGAAGGCTTCGTTGAGCACGTTAGTTCCAATAAATCTTCCGTCGTCTGAACCCTTACCTTTAGTGTTCGCTGTTGCGATGACGTTGAATCCTGCTGCTGGTCTGACGAATTTTCCGATTTTTTTAAGAAAAACTCCGTTACCTTCAAGGATGGATTGGAGACAGAGTATCTTGTTGGAGGCAAGGTCAATTTCGTCAAGGAGCAAGACAGCTCCTCTATTGAGAGCTTGAATAACTGGTCCGTCGTGCCAGACTGTGGCACCGTTAACAAGACGGAAGCCACCAATGAGATCATCTTCATCTGTTTCGATAGTAATGTTTACACGAATAAGTTCTCTACCTAATTGAGCACATGCTTGCTCTACAGAGAATGTCTTACCATTCCCAGAAAGACCAGTGATAAAAGCAGGATAAAAAAGTTTGCTTTGTATAATTTTTTTGACATCTGCAAATGAACCAAATTTAACAAAAGTATCGTCACTATCAGGAACCAAGTCTCTCTCTACATCTGGTTGAACTGCTGGAGCACTGAATGATTTCTCAATATTCTCGACTGCTTTAGTGGTTACTTCAAGATTCCACTTACCTTTAGATACTTTATATTTCTGAATTTTCTTTGTTACTGTTTGATATCCTATATCGTTCATTGCACAAAAGGCACGAACATCTGCAGTAGTAAATTCTGTACCGTATGACCCCTTCAATCCATCAATTGCTTGCTGTTCAGTCATTTTAAGTTCAAAAGCCATAATGTTAGGTGTCTTATTTATGAACCTATTATAACAATAAAAAAGGGGTCAAACGACCCCTAGTGGACACTTTAATAACTGGGTTCCAGATCATATTTCTTCTCTTCACATTCAGAATATGTAAGACCATCCCAATAAGAATGATAGAGTCTTCCCCAAATTACCCCAAACTCATGATCATCCAAATTCTTAAATAAACACTTGTCATTTAAGTAGATGTGATAAGTCTTTGGCATTTTCAACCTTGTGCTTGTTTTACTTGTTTTAGTAATTTGCTCTTAGATAATCTTCTATCCAATTCAATACCCAATGTTCTACCATAGAGTTCCAACTCCCTTTTACTCATTTTAGTTATATCTACTTCAGGTTCTTTCTCTACCTTAAAAGATTCTCTTGATGGTGGTTCTTGAACAACAGGTGGTGCCTCTTCAACAACAGGTGTTACTACAGGTTTTGATACTGGGGTCTTTTTTGCTCCGAGTAAATCTGCAAAATGACTCATAATCTCACATAAAAATTCTTCTAGTATTTATCAAGCAACAAGTTCTATAAACTCACCAAGAATCTTTTTATTCATCTTTTTGCTAGTAAGAGACTTCTTAAAAGCAGTTCTAATCTGTGCTTTAGTGGCATCTTCATTAACTTCAAATTCTGTATCATTATCCAAAGCAGATGATGACAATCCGAAGTAAGTATGATAACCAGAATTCTTAATAGAACAAGACTTACTCTTCTTCCAAACCTTCATCATAGAATCGTACTCAGGACCAAAAGATCCTCCTGTGTATTTTCTTATGAATTGTCCACCATCTCTTTGAGCTAGAATACGAATACCAATGAAATTAACATCAGTAAACTTATCCCTAAGATTCCTTAGAAAAACATCAGTTTGTCCATACCAATTACCATTAAATGCATAAGTACGTCCAGTCTTACGACATCTTAGGAAAGTACCAGTCTCAATACAACCAGTACCTAAGAATGGACCATCCTCCCAACGACGTTTAACATTCTTATGATATCTTAATGGGGATCCTTCACCATCTGTAAGAATAACACACTGAACTTTTTCAACCTTATTCTCTTCTCTGAACTTAGGAAGAACTTGATGAAGAGCAAGCATTGTCTCATTCAATGGGGTGCCAGAAAGTTGCAATCCTATTGGAACATCATAATAGCAGCGATAACGATCCTCGTGAAGCAATGCAATACGGAATATATTTCTCATCTGATCCTCAAGAACCTTACCCCTTACTTTACTTGTAAAGAAGTTCATTAAAGAGAAATGATCATCAAGATGAGCAACACCTTCCTTTGATTCATATGCTGGCATTCTTACAGATGATTCTTCACCATCAGAACGATATGTTTGAAGAGGGTAACTACCAGTGAATGCATAGACCTCAAAAGGAATATTAGTCTTCTTACAGAACCATAATAAATTATACAATTGCTTTATAGTGTCAAGCAATACAGGGCCCATTGATCCAGACCAGTCAAGAATGAATACTAAACCATGATTCTTACCATCAGCAAATGTAGTTACCTTCTTAAAAAGATCCTCGTTATATCTGTAAGTATGAAGTTTTGCTGTATCGAGAACCCCAGTGCGACTAGTAGTAGCACGAGCATAACTCGAAGCTGCCTTGCGACACTCAAACTCTTTGACCAGATAATTGACTTCCTTTTGTGCATTGCGTTTGAATTTAACATACTCTTGATCTGCGTACTCAAATCTGTTTGTTGGAAGTTGTGTTGTAATACCATACTTTTCCATTCTCTCACGATATTCTTGATCACCTGTTGATGACCATGCTACTTCACACTGCTCATGTATCTCAGCATTTGGAACAATCACTCTATCTAATCTCAACTTAGGTATCTCAAAATAAGCAGTATCATGATACTGATTTTTATTGGTAAGATCCTTGAGTGAATCTTCTAATGCTTCTACAGTCTTAAGATCTAAGTTATCACGTTTCCCTGGTTGAGGTTGTGGTAACTGCTCTGTATCTGACTGTTGTGTTTCTCCTTCGGTTACTGGTTCATTTACCTCTGACTCCTCATCATTAGTATCATCATACTCAGTATTATCTTCACCAATATCAGGACGACCATCTTGTGGGAGTTCTAGATCATCTTCCTCTGCATCTTCTGATTCTGGAGATACTTGCTCCTTTGTTTCCTGATTTGCCTTTGTACAGTAATCATAAAGTACTTTAGATGCATTAAGAACATCATCAAAAGTCTGACAAGAGTCTATTAAAGTGACAATCTCCTTTTCAGAATCTGAAAAAGATACATCAACGAAATTGCCAATCTTGAAATGTAAATTAATCCTATCAGCAAGAATAAGAGAATCAATATCTTCATTAGCAACCCCAAAGAAATCATCATCATTTAGTTCCTCATAACCGTGGTAAAAAGATTTCGCAAGACCTGCATACTTGCGTTTCATTAACTTCTCTATTCTAACATCTTCTACGATATTTACAAATGATGGTGGCATTACAACTTCCTTCATCCAATCCCTATCAGGGGTAAAGAGTGCATGTCCTACCTCGTGTCCAACCAACATATCATATACAGTATTACTTGCCTTGTCCCATAATGGCAATGTCAATACACGAGTCCCAACATTAAACTCTGCTGTTTGTACTTGCTTATGCTCTACTATAAGGTCTTCAGTAGCAAGGAGTTTTGCAAGTTGGGATTTAATTTCGTGTTGAACTGTCATCTGTCATTTGCTTTCGATATACCTATTATACTAAAAAACCTCCCTTTGGGGGAGGTCAGTAGACGCTTTATCAACTGTCTACGTTTTACTCTTGCTTGGCGCAGCATTTGAGGCTTTAGGTGCCTTTTTTGTTCTTTGTTTGAGTGATGCTGCCAGTTTGGAACTTTCATCGAGTTTCTCCAGTGCTTTCAGCAGTTCGGGGGTTTCTTCCCACTCCCATATTTGGTTATGGGTATCCTTCTTTTTTTCTATTGTATGTGTTCTTAAAGTCATACGATCCCCGTAACTAGTATTTATTGTATCAGATCCTGAATCTTATGTCAAGCAACTAGTTTACTGAATCCCTTCACCTTATCAAACTTAACCACTCTATCAAACTGATCTATAAAGTCATCCGTCTTATGAGAGATGACAAATACATTGGCATCACTGACAACATACTTAATGATCTTAGTGAAGTACTCAGTACCAAACCCATCCAAAGAACTATCAAAGATCTCATCAAGGATCAGTAAGTTTGTACTAGCAGAGTTTTTCATCCGTGCAATCTCTCTCCATGTGAATAGAAGTGCTAAGTCAATACGCATCTTCTCTCCTTCAGAGAATGACTCATAACAAAATTTATCATGTATTGGAGATTTCACGGTCTCCTTAAATTCCTCATCTAAAGAAAAATTAATATAGAAATCCATCAACTGCAGATACTTATTGATCTGCTGATTCATTAACGGAAGATACCGTTTAATGATCTTCGACTTAACACCACCATCCTTCATTAAGGCATGTGCAAATTCGTTATAAACGTTTCTCTCACTTTCCTTTGATTGGTCTTTTTGGAGGCCTTCTTGTTCCCCTAATAGTTTCTCTAACGCATTTCTTTCAGAAGTTCTGTTTTTAAGTTGCTCGGTAATAGTTTGAATTTCTTGTTCAATGTCTCTGGTTTGATTTTCAAGTCCAGAAATCCTTGTACTTGTTTTAGAAATCTCATGCGTTAGTTTGGATGCCTCCTTTGTAAATTCCTTGAATTGGGTTTCCCGTTCCTCTTCAAGTTTGATTGCTTCCTCCAATTCCTTGTACCCTTGTTCAAGTTCTTTGGCTTTGGATTTAGCATCAGCAATTCTATCTATACGAAATTCTTCTTCTATAGATTGAGTGCAAGTAGGGCAAACAGTATTATCTGTAAAAAACTTATGCTCTTTAGTAATGGTAGATACTTTCTGAGATAGTTTACCTCTTAAGTTTCCTAACTTTCGTAACTTTTGATTGGAACCTGAGAACATTTCAATATCTTTATTGACCACTCCCAATTCATCACTCAATTCTTCTAATCCAGACTCATATGAATTAATCTCTTCATTTATTTTTTTAAGTTTATCTTTCTTACCCTTTACATCCTTCTTACCAGTGTCCTCCAGTTCCTGAATAAAACTTTTTTGCATATCAATCTTCTCCTCTAGAAGATCTTTACGAATAGATAATTCTCGTATTCTCTCATTGGTTCCCCTCATTCTTTCCCTGAGAAGTAAACTCATTACTGAGAATATCTTAATATCCAATAAGTCTTCTATGACTTCCCTTCTAACTGGAGCACTCAATTGCATAAAAGGTACAAATGATGCACTACCTAATACAACAATCTGTGTGAATGACTTGTAATTTAATTTTAATACCTGTTCTTCCAACCACTTCTGTTGATCATTCGCTGCTGAATTTTGATCAAGTACATTCCCATCTTTATAAATCTGAAATATATTTGGTTTTATTCCTCTTACTATCTTCCACTCGATATTACCAATATCAAATTCTACTTCTACCAAACACTCCTTTTCATTTACACTATTAACTAACTGACCCTTTGTTATCTTACGAAAAGGTTTATTGAATAATGAAAAAGTAAGAGCATCCAATATAGTACTCTTACCAGCACCATTAGTACCAATAATAAGACTAGTTTTAGATTTCGTCAGATCAATTTCAGTAAAATGGTTTCCTGTAGAGAGGAAATTACGCCATCTTATCTGTTTGAATAAAATCATCCTGTTTTGGTGGGATCACGAAATCATCTTCAGTGATAATCACATACCTGTAATTATACCTGTTACACGTGTTTAATGCAAGCTCATCCTCGACTTCAACTACAACCATTGGTGGATAATCTTCCGCTTCTAGCAATCCACCATACCTAAGAGCATCATCTTCTTCCTCAAAGAGATAAAGAGCCCTATCTCCTTCAGGAGAGGAAACAGCATATGCCCCCTCATCTTCTTTTCCTTCAATAGTGAGAATGTACATTACTCGAACTCACAAGCCTCTCTATAAACGTCCTTCATAATATTTTTCACTATTTCTTTATCCAAATCAAATTCAGACTCTTCAATATATTTATTTAAAAGTGTTAACGTATCCGCACTATCATCGGAGGAAAACTCTACCTCTTCATCATCTATATAAAAATTTTCAACAACCTTAAGATCATAGCAACCTGCTTTATCAATCTTATCAATAAACTTATCAAATTCCAGTTGACTAGACTTCCTACGAACAATAACCTTTACAATCTTATCTTTTAAATTTCTAGCATCATAAAGTTTAGAATTTATATCCTCATAGTATACCTTCTCAAACATATTGTAAGGGTTCTCTACAAACTCCAATTCAAAAGTTTCCGTATCAAATATATGAAATCCTCTATTATCTCCTGCATCATTCCAATACATCTGATAAGGATTTCCCAAATAAAACACCTTACCATCATTAGATCTAGTATGGTAATGCCCAGAAAATACCACATCTAGTTTCTCAAATACAGAAACATCCACATTCATATGTGCATTTGTCTGAAGCATTCCAGGAAATAATTGGAATCCATTCAATTCTAAATGTCCAAATGCAGATTTGCATTTCGTATTCTTAATTGCTTTTATAGATTCATCATAATTATCGTGACATATCCAAGGAAGTAATAAAGTTTCAAATCCATCTATATTTGCTTCCGTTGCACCAGTATAACGAACAATATTATTGTATGATGCCAATAAGGAATCTACAGCATTTACCTGATTAGTATTCTTATAATAAACATCATGATTACCAACTATAGTATGTACCTTTACCTTTAATTTCTTAAACTTATCATATACGTGTTCCTTTGCCCAATTCAATGCCCAGAAATCTATATTCTTACGATTATCAAATGAGTCTCCCAAATGAATTACATTCTTAATCTTTCTCTCCTTTAATGTAGGGAAGAAAACATCATCATAAAATTTCTGAAAGTAATCATGAAAAATCTTACTACCCTTACGAGCCCCATAATGGGTGTCAGTTATCAAAGCAATCTTCATTTTTTGGTTGTATTGCTTCTTGTTCTGTTTATGATACTAATAAATCTATCTCCTGCAAATGTACCACCAAGGCAAACATCAATTTCATCACCATCTTTCCAGTTGGTGTCACCATTCATTTTGGTATGAGTCATTGCTCGTTGGATTTTGTCAATAACCTCTTGAGTTAGTCTCATTGATAAAGTTTGGATTGTATATTTTCTTTGATTGTGTTAAGGTCAGAAGCACTATAATCACCATCTGCACTCATAACTTCATCGAATCCAGATCTTTCAATAATCTTTGCTCTTATATCCATCTGACGTTTCTCCTTCTGAATCCTTCTAAGGAAAGCATAATGAATGATCTGAGTAAAATAAGCAAAAGGGTTGGAAGACTTTGCAGGATCAAAATTCTTTATGTATTGAACACAGTTTTCTATTCCATCACATATCATATCCTCACGGAACATGTAGTTAACAAAATTTGGTTTGTATGATAAATGTGTAGCAATCTTCAAGAAACACGATCCAAGATAGTTAGTAATACGAGGTCTTGGTTCACCTTTCTCTTCTGCTTCTGCACACTGCATTCTATAGACAACAATAGCGTCTAAGAATTCTCTGTTATTTACATAATGTTCTGACTTTTTAGTACGTCTAACCATTGCATCTTTTCCCGTGCTAATTGTTTACATTATAACACAGCTTGACAGAGTTGGCAATTGTCTGTAAAATAACTCTGTAAGGGTTGAAAGGGTTATATTAGCTAGATTTATATAGTTTCTCTAGAAATACTCTAGCATCGGATATGGAAGATAAGAAACCCATATCCTTATTTATTTTACATTGATTAGTTTCTCTATCTTTATCTTGAAGATATCTATTATAGATTCTAATTATGTCTTCATCATGTATTTCACTTATTGTCATTACTTTATCCATATTCATAACAAATAAAGGATCTTTAACCATTTCCATCCACGGTATTACTTTTATTGCGCCCATTCCCATATTTCTAATCACAACTGTTTCAAAAATTACTGGCGTGTCCAATATTAAAATAGTTTTATCTTCTTCTTCACATGGTTGAACTCTAGCAAATATCTCTTCACCTGAGACTAACTTAAGTACTGCGAAAAACTCTTCTTCCTTTTCCTGTTCTTGATTATTCATTTTCCTTTAAATCTATTTGTACTATCTCATAATTAAATTTTTCATAATTATAGATTTTGATTCTTTCAATTAAATGATTGAGTGTGTAATTTTTCCTTGAACTATAACTAATATCATCTGCTATATCATAAAGAACTGCTTGTGTTTTGTTGTCTCCCTTTCTCAAAACTCTTCCAATTGACTGAAGATTTCTGATTCTTGATTTAGAGGGGCTAGCAAAAATGATGTTATGAAGATTTTTAATGTTAATTCCTGTAGAGAAAGTTCCATATGATGCAACAATAATAGCGTTTGGTTCCTTTTCAGTAATCTCTCTTACAAGTTCTCTTTGTTCAGTATCGACACCACCGTGTACAAAGAATACTTTACGATCACCTGATATGGAATTATTTATTAAATTATAAAGTGGTTCACCGTGTGCTTCTACTCGACTGAATAAGATAAGACTATTACCTTTAAGATCTAATGCTAGGTTTTTAATGAAATTATTTCTTTTAGGATGTCCTATAATGTATTGTAACTCATCTTCATATGTCTCAAATTTCTGTGCTGAGTGCTTCATAAGAAGAACACGAATCTGCAATTTAGAAAGATGTCCTTTATCAATTAATTCTTTTGTTTGAGTTACTTTATAAGAAGGTCCAAACAATCCTTCTAAGACCCACTTATGCGTCTGTGAACCGTCCAAAGTACCAGTAAACCCATATCTATACTTTGCATCGTGCATCTTCGTCATTATACTTACAAGAGATTTTGACTTAAACAAATGAGCCTCATCTCCAATAGCAACATTAAAATCTTTAAAGAATGGTCTTTTTAATTTATATACAGATTGCCATGTAGTAATAGTAACTGGAAATTCATTAGTCTTTTCCTTTCCAGAATATATTCTATGACAGTAATCTTCTGCATTCCAACCATAATCTTTAAAATCCTTAAACATCTGCTCTACTAATGATGTAGTAGGAACAACTAATAATACTTTCTTTTTAGTCTCTACAAAATATCTTACTACAGCATATATCATTAATGACTTACCTGATGCAGTAGGTGATATAAGAAGTTTTCTATTATATTTTAATGCACGATATACAGCATCTACCTGATAATCTCTTGGTTTATATTTTGCAATACGAGTCATATACTCTTTGACTCCTTCACGAGATATTATATCGTTCTGTTCAAATGGAGCACCATATTGTTTATTATTCTCAAACTCTAAGCTATACTCTGACTTCCTTGCCCAAGTAACAATCTTATCCACCAACCCCACATATACTTCTCCAGTTGCAGGAGAAAATAAACGGATCTTACCATCCCAGTACTTACTACGGTACTGTGGCATAAACTTAGCACCAGGAACATCAAATGTAAAAAGATCGGTCAACTCCTGATTAATATGTGGTTCTGCTTTTACAGTCACATATACTTCATTCTTTTTTCGTATACTAATATCAGTCACTGTATCCCCTAATAAATTGCTGCCATTCAATCGCATTCTTAACTTGATAAGTACGATTTCCAATAGTCTTTAGAATGCTATCCAAATAACTAATCATTACTTGGTAGTAATCTATTTTAGAGAGTTGCTTAATTAAATCATCATCTGCGTCCATATATTTATCGACATCTTGCCTCAAAACCTTATGGTCAAAGGGTTTATCGATATAGACTTGTGGATCTGCTTTACCAGAATAGTATTGCCACTTTTCTTTTCTTAATACTTTAAATTTATTCTCTTCCGATTTTTTAAGCAATAGAACTCTATTGAGAATTCTATAATACTTTGCGTGTAATGCAGGTATATCAGTTGACACAGTATGTAAATTATCTGGGTCTAACTTTGAATCCGCATCCCATAACGACTGAATTTCATCAAGGTTCATAAAAAAACAAAAATTACATCACTTCTATATCATATATAGAATACTTAAAGGTAGCGTCGGCCACAACATAATCTATATCAGATGATGTTGCATCGAAGGTAATTGTAGATAGAGATACTGGGAATACATCCTTAAATTTAATCTTTGCAACTTCATTGAAGTTACTATTGTAGATAATTAAACTTGCATCGGAATATTCATTAAGTGGATTTCTAGCAGAAGGATCTGGACTGAACTCATCACTCTTTTTTAAATCAATAAACTCTTGAATACTTTCTGGATATCCAAGTCCTCTCAACCAATCATGAATCTGCATATAATTTTGTAGATTCTCATCAACAAAGAAACTCAAAGTAAAATCATCATAAGTTAATTTGTCACCAGCAACAGGTATATCTTTCAAATAATTTGGTTGCAAAGCAAATCCTAGATTGATACCAGGAATTGATGCTTGATTTGAAAAGAAATCTGCCTTTGGTGCTTTAGTGATTACAAATTTAAACCCAACAGGAGACAAATAATTCCTGTTTGAAAGTTGATTTGACCAAGGTGTTTTAGTCATTATTCTCCTCCACCATTGCTGCCACCGTTACCGTTACCGTTCCCACCATTACCATTGCTAGAATGGCCATTACCATTTCCATTGCCGTTATTGGATTTGCCATTTTCCTCATCATCTTGTTCAATGTAACCTCTTCTACCTACATGCCACCCAGTAGGTATCTTTTTACATTTTTTATCAGTATGGCAATAATATTTACCTTTAGGACAAGTCTTATTACTTTCGGTAAATTGTTGGTAGGTTTTCATATAGAACGCAGGTCTCCTGATATATTTAGATAAAAAAAAGACCCCTCGAAGAGGAGTCTTTTGTAAGAAATATAAGCAACGTTGCTTACATAAGATTTTGAACCTTAACACGTCTGTAGTAGCGGTTAGAGTTAACACGTAGTCTACCAAGACCTTGATCAGTACCTTCAGCAAATGGGTTTGCGACGATGCCGTAGCGAGTCTTAAAGCCAATTTTTGGTTGGAAGGTGTCCTGACCAACTGCACGAACCATCTGAAGAGGAACGTATGGGCAGTAGAACAGTCCAGCGTCATAAGGTGAAGAACCTTTATATCCAACAACGTAATACTGGTCAGCAGCAACGTTTGCAGAATATGGGTCGATGTATACACGATACTTACCTTGAAGTACACCAGCAAATGTATTGCCTGTGTCATCAACATTAAGGTTAGCATTAAGTGCAGGAGTATAATCCAGAACACCTGCCATTGTTAGCGCAGAAGCAACGTCAGCAGAGCAAAGGATCATATTACCCTTTCCACGACGAGTTCTTTGTGCGATAGCGTTAGCATCTCTTTCGATCTGGAACAGAAGTCCTTTGAACTTCTCAACAGACCAACGACCATTACTGTCAACGTCTAAGTCGAATGTACCACCAGTAGCAGTGTTAGTAGCAGCACCCTGTTCAGCAATCTTATAGATCGTTCTGATAACTTCACGGTTAATTTCAGCAAGTATCTCTGTAGAGAGAATGTTTGCTAATTCCGCTTCAGCATTCAGACCGTGGATTGCCTTAAGGTCTTGAGCCAATTCTAAACTGTACTCTGCTTTCAACGCACGAGACTTCGCAGTCACGGTGACCTTCTCGATTGAGAATGCCATTTGGTTGAAATGGTTGGATGAACCATCACCTAATGCTTCAGCATTGGCGTTGGTCATTGCCTGACCTACGTTATAACCTGTAGATACAGCAGAACCAACTGGGTTCAGTGCAGATGGGTTAGAACCTGCTTGAGTAATAGTACCCAAACCAGCAGCAGCATCAGTTTGACCAGCAGTTAGACTGTCGGCACTGTTCTGACCTGCGAATGTTGTATCTGCTTCGTCGAAGAATGACTCTGTACCAGACTGGTTGGTATAACGTGATCTCATTGCGAAGATCAAACCAGTAGGTCCATTCATTGGTTGAACACCAGCAAGGTCATAAGCGACCAAGTTAGGCATAGAACGACGAATAAGACTGATTAGAACTGGATCGAAACCTGCTGTAGGTCCACCAGCTGCTGAGTCAGCACCAAAACCGCCTGTACCAGCTGAGTTAGTAGGTGATGCCTCATAGAGGAATTGCTTTTCCTCATTTTGAAATTTTTCTTGATTCTCTAAGAGAACTGCGGTAACCATTCTACGGTGTGCATCCTTAATTTCGGGAGCACTATCTGCATCTAGAAGGGGTTTCCACTTCTCTTGGAGTTGTTCAGCATTGAACATTTCCATTTGAAATTTACCTCGTAGTAAAAAGTGTTTAAGTGTATAAAACTATAATAAGAAATTACTTCTTAGCGACTCTCTGAAGTGTAGAGAGGTAAGTAGCCATACTGCCAGTTGTCTGAGCAGGTGACTCAGAACCTTCTGAAATTACTTCAGAATTGTCTCTTTGAGCACTAGGTGCTGCTGATGGGAAATAAGATTCTCTCAACGTTACTAGTTTCTCACGGTAATCGGTTTCACTATCAAACTCAACACTTTCAGCAAGTGAAGCAAGCTTCTCTTTCTGAGTAACTGCGAGACCTTCTGCAACGTCACTAAGGATTCCATCGGATGTAGATTCTGCTAGTCTCTTGTTCAGAGCAACATTCTTTTCAAGTTGCTCATTGAGTTTTCCTTCCATTTCATCAAGTTTATTTACCATGCTCTCAAGGACATCATATTTGTCTTCAGGGATAGTTACATAATGTTCTTCAAATAGGTTTTTCATTCCAGTAAGGAATGATTCAGTCATTTCGGTCTTAAGACCTTCTTCGACTGAAAGTTGATTCTCCTGTAACCACTCATCGGCTACATACTCAAGATATGAGTCAACTCTTTCAGTCAACTTAACCTTGGTAGAATCAATTTCTTCTTCTAGTGTTTTAGCATTTTGCTCTTCTAGGTCATTCTTAATTTCTGAGACCTTAGAGTTAATTGCTGCTTCAAAGATTGTCTTTGCTTTTGCTTGGAACTCTTCGGAAAGTTCTTCTCCAGCAAGAAGTGCTTCGACATCTTCGTCAACACTGAATTCTTCTTCTTTAGAATCTTCGGCAACAACTTCTTCGGTTGCTTCAGGTTCTTCAGTAATTGCATCTTCGACCTTTTTCTTAAGATCGTCTTCTGCATTAACAGGATCTTCGGAAACGATTTCTTGATCGTCCTTGACCTCTACTTCGTCACCAGAATTTAAACTTGTTCCTGGTTGAACGTCTCCAGACTTAACGCCAGATTTTGCACCTTTGGTGACAACATCCTTAACTTGTTTAAGTGATACGCCTGGTGTTTTTAGTTTTGCCGAATCATCATCGGTCTTATAATTTTCTGGAGTAGGTCCGCCTAAGTCTTCGATCTGTGCGCCAGATGGCTTAACCAAGGGTTCAGCTGGTTTAGCATTGGCAGTTACAGCGTTTTCTTTAACGTCTACTTCCATGTCTTGTAATTTTGTGCCACTGGACATTTTAGAACTCTCCGTTACCTGTTAGTGTAATTTTACTATATTTATTTATAATCTAAAGATTTATCAAAAAATCATTGAACAATTGGAGTTTGTGCTCCTCAAGTCTTTTTTGATCAACTAATGTGTTTATTCTCCTTTTTGTTTGAGATGCGAGTTGCTCACGAAGAGTTCCTCCTTCCCAAACCCATTCCTTTCCTTCCATAATTCCATTCACAAATGCGTCTGGAGCAGAAGGATCGGCAACGATATCAGCAGCAGTTGCTAACTGAAAATCTTCACCAACATATTTAACACCTTGTGACTCTCTAAGTGATCCAACACCACGAGATGAAACACCAAGTGTAACTCCCTCATCAATCAATGATGAAGCAATCTTACCCATAGGTGTTGAAAGCAATTGTGCTTTACCTTTAAAATTATTACCTTCTCTGACGAGAGATGTAATTTTATGGGAAACCCTATCAAGATTTACAGTTGGACCATCGGGATGACCAAGTTCTCCCAAAGCACGTCCTTTTTGGACAAATGCTTCATTATATCGGTCAACCTCTTTCGCAAGAGTTTCAACTGGATATATTCTACCATTACGATTTTTGAGATCTCCTTGTAGAAAAACTCCTTCAATATAAAGTTTCTTTTTAGCACCTTTTCCTTCGGTGATAAACTTAACGGTTGAGATTTCTTCTGTAATCAGTTTCATTGTTTCTATTGAGAATAACCTACTTTACATCCTTTAACTGCAGCATTTGCTGCATATATTGCATGTGCTGATTGTTTTTCAACATGCTCAACTGATCCACCTACTAAAGTAAATGATCCGATTGTTGTCGATCCACCTACTGAATCAATAACAGTTACTAACCTATTGGTAGTACTATCATTGACTAGACGAACGACAGTTGCATTTCCAAAAGTGGAAGCACCTGCAGCATCAGTACCACATGCAGCTTCTGCACCTTTTATAAGACTCCTAATCGCCATTTGATTCCCCTTCTTGGTCTACTTCAGTTTCACTTTCAACTTCTGATTGGTCACCAAACATAGATGCACCAACACTTGGTTTTGATGCGTCTACCTTTTCTGCACTCTTAGCATACAAGATCTCTTTAATCTTATCACTAACATCATTGGCAGACTTATCGGCCACCATCATATCGATTAAATCATCCATTTTGATACAATATAATTATAAACTAAAGGTATTTATATCTCTCCACCCTTCGGCATTTGAGTCGGTGCTTGCTCTTCTGGCATTCCATCTGGAACAGTACCCATCATATCGTGACCTGCAAGTGCTTGGTCAGCTGGCATACCTGTCATTGGATCCACTGGCATATTAGGATCTGCGATAATTCCATCCTCAATTTCTTTTGCTATTTGCTCATCCATCTCTTCCATTTCAGTTTCTGTCTGCTTAAGAACTTTTGACCTTACATATTGAGCAGAGAAGTATTTACCCATATATGGTTCCATAGAAGCAAGAACACCTAACTGCTCCTGAAGAAGTTCATTCTCTTTAAGATCAGAGAAATGATTATCATATAAGAAATCAAACTGAATATGATCTTCTAATGAATCCCAATCTTCTGGAGTAATGATATTTTTAAGAATCAACTGAGTTTTAAGCATATCCATAAAGACTCCAGAGAATCTCTTACGTAATCTACCAACAAACTTGGTAAACTTAAGTTCATCTCTTAAGATCTCTGATGATCTACCTAAATTAAATCCACCTTGACTGTCTAGTCTACTTGATGGAACATTGAGTGACTTATAAAGTTTAGTTTGGAAATACTCAATATCAGTAAGTTCTCCAAGGTTTTGTCCGCCTGGAAGTGTAGTAATCTCTGTTCCTCTACCACCTTCTCTTCTAGGAAGCCAGAAGTCTTCCAACATTGCCATATATTTCTTGTCATCACGAATCTCACCAGTATCTGCATTATAAACCAGTTTATTTCTGTAACGGTTCATAACATCACGAAGGTATTGTTCTGCCTTTACTTTAGGTAGATTACCTACATCAATATAGAATATTCTTCTTTCTGGTGCTCTTGACAATCTGTAGATGACAAGACTATCCTCAACCATTCTTAACTGGTTAAGTGCTTTGATTGCTTTATGTAAGTATGATAAAATTGTTTGCTTATTACGATCTACAAGTCCTGAAGTGACAAATGTTATTGCATCTTTCGCTATTTTTACTGCACCTTTTTGATCTCTTGTTGGAATTATT